CTACGACCAAATGCAGTGGCAAATGGCGTGTACGAACAGAAGTTGGTGCGACTTTGTGAGTTTCGACCCACGAATGCCTGAACACCTACAACTGTTCATCAAGAGAATCGAGCGCAATGATATGTATATTGCAGAACTCGAAAAAGAGGTTATCCAGTTTCTTTCAGAAGTGGATGACAAAGTTAAAAAACTCAATGAAATAAAGGTTTAAATATGGAACAGCGTGATAACTCAGGTGTCCTTTTCAAGAACGATAAAAAGGAAACAGGCAACCAACCAGATTACAAGGGAAACATCACAGTTGATGGTCAACCCTATTGGCTCTCAGCTTGGATAAAAGAGGGAAAAACAGGCAAATTCATGGGTTTAGCAGTAAGTCCTAAAGAAGAAGCTAACACTTCATCACCCAAAAAGAAGCCTTCCATTGAAGACATGGATGAAGATTTACCTTTCTAGATTATGGGGTGTTCATAGCATCTTGTATATGTGTAATCTACAACTTCCCCATGAGTGAATTTAGGTTGTAGATTTCTCAAACAGCCAACCACAGGGTGAATATACAGAAGTGGTGACAGCGGGAAAGACTGCATTTATAAGTAAGCACACACTAACATAATAGGAGTTAATGATGAGTTCGTTAGATGACACACATTTTGGCGGCAGCGTAAAGAAGTTCTTTGACTTGCCAATATTCAACAGGGTTCGTAGTTCCGACCCAGTTACCAGCTATGAAGCCGCTGATGTTGCCAAAGACTTGGCTTCCAAGCATTTCAGTACCATTGTGGGCTGTTTAAAGGCTCATGGGGCGCTTGGTAAAGATGGCATAGCCAGACATAGCGGGTTAGATGCAAATCAGGTTGCAAGGCGTTTAAACGAGTTGGAGAAGATGAATCTAATTCAGTTGACAGGCAGAACAGTTAAGTCTCAAGCAGGGCGCAATGAGCGTGAGTGGAAGGCGGTCTGATGTGGGATGTCCTTGTTACTTTTATGTTGATGGCTTTTGGCGCTTTTTCTGTGATCGTTTTTGGTGCAATCCTTATTTGGGTGCTTTACTTACTTCAGAACGAGGCCGACCATGAATGAAGAAGATGAAGCATTTAACGAGATGGAAAAGCAGAGTATGTGGCGTAAACGTGCCGTACAAGCAGCCATCTCAACCAACCCATACCGCAACCAAGTCATTGAAGAAGTGGCTTTAGAAGTTGAGAGGCTAACTGGCTTTGGCAAAGACACCATAGACAGTTTGACCATTTACATCAGGGAGATGAAGAAATGACACAAGAAGCATTGAAGCTGGCGCTTGAGGCGTTGGAAGACGCACTAAACAAGCCGATGTGGAATAGACCTCAGATGACAACAGCTATTACCGACATCAAAGAAGCCTTGGCAGAACACGCCATGCAAGATGTGCAGCGCCTTGGGCAAGAGATTGAGCAAGAGCCTGTGGCGTTTTGGAATTTCAACAGTGGTTTTAGTCATTGCATGATTGACCAACTCAATGAAGCCGCAAAAAAGAATCCTGCGCCTCTCTACACCACCCCACCACAGCGCAAGCCGCTGACGGATGAAGAAATTTTTGTCATAAAGCACAACTGGATAACAACCCCTTTTGTCGACCACCTTGACTTTGCCAGAGCCATAGAAGCCGCCCACGATATCAAGGAGAACACATGACATTCAGAGAATCAACCATCAAATACGTCAAAGACATTTTGAGGGCAAGAACCATCCATGAGGTCATTGCCAAAGAACTACAGGAAGCACACCTACGCAAGCTAGAAGCAGAAACTGCCGCTGAGTATGCCAATGCCGCTATACAGTACAACGAACAACGCATAGCTAGGTTGCAAAAGCAGTTGTTAGAACACACACAAGAGGGTGACTATGCTTGACCGACTTATCCTAAGTACAGTCATGGGAATATCAGGATGGACTACTCTCTTTCCTGATATACCTAAACCTCTCACACCTTGGCAGTTACAGGTAAAAGCTAAAGAAAAGTCTGTAAGTGAAGTGTGTCAGAAGCGCAAGAAGCAAAGTAAGACAGTACAGCAATTATGTAAAAAATGGGGTAAAGATGATTAAGAACGCATTTAACTGGCAGGGTGAGCCTAGTATTTGGCTAAAAGATAAGAAACTAAAGCAAATAGCTAATGGTCATATCTTGGGTAAAAATGCAAGAGAACGTATTGCCTTGACAGAAAAGAAAGAATTTACAATCTATTCAAGGGCTAAACTTGGAAAATGATTCGCAAGATACGAACCTTCTATGGCAGACAAAAAGGTCAACATGGAAACAAGAAAACTACAGTAGACATGGGCGTAGCATGGCTATGTGAGAAGTGTGGGGAGGTGATCTTGTACGAACACCTAGTCCCCAAACACTTCTGCAAGAGGCTAATTAAGCCTGTAGTCCATTCAGATACTGGGTCTTCCCTGCCACCTTAACAGCAGTCAATTCCTGTTTCTTCAGGTTATTAGGGTCATACGAGACATGAACCCAACCCGAATCAGGTATACCTTGGGAATAAAACTCCAAGATTAACTGGGTGTAATCCAAATTATCCATAATCCATTGGGCTAAATCAGCATTGGCAATGCCAACTATCTCTATATCTGCCGCCATCCCCTTGCAATGGTCTGAGGTCTTCGATCCATTCACCGCAGCATTACTTTCAGGACTACGATAGGCAGAGTTCACAGTAACTGATTTACCAAAGTGGTCACGCACAGGCTGAAGCACCTTTTCGCAAAGAGTCTTCAAGTTTTCCAATGCCTCATCATCAGGCGTATTGTCCAGACCCAACCTAGTGGCTGTATCAGATTTTGTTAGTTCTTTGAGGGTAAAGTTGGCAGATAAGTTCATTTCATTCCTTTCAGGGTTTGGTAAACAGAGTTATAGGCATCTATGCAAGCGTTCAGTTGGCGGGTGTTGGCATCTCCTTGGTCTGTGATGGCGACAAGAGATTTAGCAGTCTCTCCGTCAAGTTCGGCGTTTGTTTGAACGCTATCTCCGCTGGCAACGGGGGTATCTGTGGCGGTATGTACGGGGCAGACGGGGGCTTTGACAGGGAGCCGCAACCGCAAAGCACCAGAGTCAATGTCAGCATTACGCTTTTGTTGAGCAAGTTTTGCATCTTGATTTGCCTTTTGAAGTTTAGTAGATTGGGTCTGAATAGCAGTTATTAGGGCTTGTTCCTTCACCCTAGCTTCAGCATTTAGCGCAGCAATCTCAAGTTGTTGACGAGTAAGTTCATCATCTGACCCCTTGAGATAACCACCGCCAAACGACCCAACTACCGCCATCAGGATGCCTAAAAGCACCCAAGGATTAAACAAACTCATGGCTTTAGGGGTTCATCAGTATCAGTAGCTTCTGCCTTGGCTGTAGCTGTAGCTATCGCCTTAACACCAGACCTACCAGCAACACCACCCAACACACCAGTAATGAACACCATGATGGTGCTAATCTGCTGTGTGTAAACCTTGTCTATTGGAGCCATTCCAGCCATCGGCTGAGTGACGTAAGTTAAAGCATAGAGAAACATGGCTACAGAGCCAAGAAGAATCAATATCAGGCAAATAATCACAAAAGCCCAAACCCTAGCTTCAATTTCTTCAGCAGTCATGCGGTTATTAGGTTTGTATCCAACTGTAGCCATCATTTCTTCTCCTGTTCGGGTTTAACTAACATTTCGGGACAAGTACCTGTAGCGGTACAAACTGGGGGCTTGCATTCAGGCTCACTCCAATTCTTTGGGTCTTGGCACTTGTAGCGGAAGCGGTCTTCGCACCCTGTCAAACACAATATGGTCACTAATAGAATTAGGCTCTTTGTCACGATTCTTCTTCCTTTCAGAGTTCTCAATCTGTCTTCTTAGCTGTTCAACCTTCTCAACCTGTTGCTTGACCTCATACTTTGCTTCAAGAGTCTCAAACAAAATCATACCCAAAATTGGCAACAGCAATACGACAAGAACACAAGCAGCAATCCATCCCACTACGCTCTCCCAATCTTGCTTACCAGACCTATTAGCATCCATATATACAGGAGGAATAGGAAAACTACCAACAGGTACGCTTGTTTTTCTGCTAGGAGTCGCTCCCTTTCCTTTCGTAGCCATGATTCTGCATCTCGCTTCTTCCTTGCCTTTTCTTGCTCTCCAGCAATGATGTCTCTCATGCTGAACACCTCAGAATACAAAGCACCCATCTCAGGAGGTGACTGGTAGACCATGCACTCACGAATCTGAACTACCAACCTCTCCATCTCTTGCTGCGCTAAAACCCTGTTTAGAGCTTCTTCCATCAGGTTCACATCATCAGAAAAAACTACAGTCCTAGCCTTTTCCTCTGAATCTCTGATATGCGCTTCTAATTGTTCCTGTAACTTGAAGAACTCAGTCAGGTTCTTAACGATGTCAGCTTTGACTTGAGTTTCGTCAACAGCAACATAGTCAGACTTTTTAACCTTTGATACAGACTTTGCAACTTCTGGCTTGGGACTACCGCCAAATAGCTTCCGCAACGTACCCCAAATTCCTTTAACCTCTTTGCCAATGGCAACAACTTCATCAGCAGTGCGCTTGATAGAGACAAACTGTTCTTTAGCTTGCTTGTAAAGGTCACAGCCAGCTTGGATGTTTTTGACCAAGCCAGCCGCAAGAAGACAAATAGAGATTGGATCAATTTTGTTTCCTTACTTTATTGGAAAGTTAGAAACATCAAATTCATTCCCAATATCACGCAACTGCATAGGTCTTTCTTCTGCAGAAATGATATTTGACAATGGCTCAACAACTAACTTAGTAAAAGCCGTTGGTGAAGTCAACTTATCTCTTGCTGTAGACAAATATCTAATTGCTTTTGCACCTTTAGGGTCTAACAAAGCCTTTGCAAGCGTTCTTTGAGACAACACAAGAGAGCCACCAGCAATAGCAGCAGAGCCAAGATTGTCAGTAATCTTCTGTTGTTGTTCAGGGCTCAAAAGAAAGTAATATCCAAGCCCTACAGTTGGTGCTAAAACATTTAAAGCGGCGGCAGTTGTTCTATAGTTAAGTCCAGCCATAGGCTTTGCTTCAACCAACCCTAATTTAACTCCCTCATTCATTTGCTTGATGGCAGCATCTTGAGGTGTTCCACTAAATAATCTGTTATATGTATTTGCAAATGCCTTGTCTTGCTCTAAATTCTTTGCAAATTTCAACATATTTTCAGGCGTATTAGTCATTGCCTCAAGGTATCCATAC